CGTAAACCTTTAATTATTTGCATCTTTCTTTCAGCAAGCTGATGATGTCTTTCGGACATTTCCGGAATATCGGTAGCATCTTTCATGTGAGCATTGATCTCTTTCTGAAGTCTTGCAATATGCTTGTCTATTTTCTCTAAAACAGTATCTTTTTTCTTCTCAACTCCAGATAAACGCTTGTAAAGTTCGTTACAAGCTGCTTCTGCTACTAAATCAGCCTCGTCTTTATCGGCGTAAACACCGTGAACTCCGTGAGGTTCGAACTGTCCCATGCCGAAAGCATGTGTTTGATGTACAATATCTTGTGGAGTAGACTCGGGAGATGGTTTTAAGACTACAAACATCTTACCGATTTTATCTTCGCACCCTGGATGTTCCCAGGAATTTTCCATTGCAGGCATTCCCATTTCCATAGATTCTTTTAAATTTTTAACTTCTTTTTTAGGTTTTTCGTCTGCAATATGAAGTGCAGCTAGGTATTTTTTGAGAGCTTCTTTTGTACCTTTGGTAGCACCAACTTTCTTATTTCCTTTGTAAACCACGTACTGGTCACCAACTTTCTTATGAGTATACGGCATTTTTATGGATTTTTTCCATTATAAATATCTCGTTTCCTTAGTTCAGCGATCTCTTCTTTAACCTGTTTATAGATGGCTTTTTTGTTGCCTCCGCCCCATTTTTCTATCTCTCCTGCCTCGGAAACAAAGCTATCTTCTTCATCTACCCACTGTTCTAATGCTTGTTCTAAGTCGTCTAATTCAGCATTCTTACTTTTATTAACTATATTTCCAACATATTCATCCCACTTCCCTTCTCTCTTAATTTCAGTTTCCATTTTAATTACACAGTCAAAACACATCTGATGAATACTCCACATTTTTTTGTTATAATCATCACCTTTCATTAACTGTCCGCATTTAGGACAAGAAAAAGGCATTAATGTAAGCTTTTTAATTTCGTCTAGCTTGGTTACGGTTTGTTTGATACCTTTTTTAATAGTCCATTTTTTACCGTTTTCCTCCCAAACATCTCCTTCTTTATGTGTTTGATTATGCTTTTCGTACCCGGTTTGTATTTGGGTTCTATCACCGGTATTGCCGGTAATAATATTTCTCATCCTCTGTACGTCGCGAGGATTAAATTCCTTCTTGAGATTATTTTCCATAACAATTTATTTGTACTTATCTACTAGATTATAGTCTATATTTTTACTCTTTAGCGTTCTTAGTAACTTGTCGTAGGATATTAGGCTAGGCGGACCGTACGTGTTTTCATCCTCATCGTAGTATGCGTCGCCAGTTGGTTTTTTTATATCAATAGATATTATATACTTTGATACATCAACGCCTTTAGGGTATTTTATTAGACTAATTCTCTCTTCCGATTCGTCAACAGAAGTTCTACCGTAACCGGCCTTAACGTCTGCATGTGGCATAATTTGATACCTATTAGATAATCTGTTACCGTCTATTGTTAGTCTAGTATCTGTTGAAATACTGTCAGGATTCATTGCTTTATTACGCGTAAAAGAAACATAGGGCTGTATGTCTATTTGATTGGTAGTTAAAACAAAATTACTGTTAATAATTCCAACCATATTAGCGTAACTAGTAAAGTGATACAAAGTACCTACTTGCTTTCCTTCGCCTAATTGCTCTAAGATATGACTGAGACGTATCATTTTATCCCTAATTGTTTTAGCTTTTCAATAGTACTGCTAGCATCAGTATGATGAACGGCTATACCTCCTGCCTCTTCCCACCTATCACAGATATCTTGTCTGTCATCAATTAAAATAGCGTTTGGTCCGGCCATTATTTGTTTTTCTTTTGACTGTACTAAGTTTAACTTCACGCCTGGTAAATGTTCTTCCATCCACCTCTCTTTACCTTCAACTGAAGTTTGACTACTAGAAGGTGAAGATAGTATTTCAGGATTGAAAGGAGCAATGTAGTTCCAAAGCTGCTTACCATCTTTCATCCATTTTAGGTTAGCCCAAAAATCTCCCCCTGATTGATCAATAGGCTTCCAAAAAGCTTTTTTGTCAACAGGTGCTTCAGGCGGTGGTGGATAGTCTCCAGTTAAGTCTTTATAACCTTGGTTAAAATCTACAAGCACGCTATCTAAGTCGCAGTATAGTTTATAACTGTTCGTAACCTCTTTAAGTATATCTCCTAGTGTAATCATATAAAATCTAACTCGTAAACATTTGGATTTAATCTACCATACTCTCTCATAATAATTCCTGCCATAGCATTTGCATCATTTTCAACATCACTCCCTGTTTCACCTGCTTCGTTGTAAATTAAATCTAATTCATGTTGACGGTGGTGGGTTAATTCATGTGCTAAACTCCTACATACATCGGCTAAGTTTCTACCGTGGCAAAAAACTTTTACTGTCATTAGACCTGGGTGATATTCCCCGAAAGATCTACGATCACTAACAAAGTTTTTGTCTTTAACCATAGCGATTTGAGGTAAAGACTGTATGTTAAGTTCTTTCTTACAAAAGCGAATAAAGTGTTTTAATATTTCAAGTTTTCTCTGGTCCATTAAGCTTCAGTTTTCGGTGCTAGCATTTTAAATATCTCAGGTCCAGCACCTCTGTTATACGCAGACTCAGGTACGGCTTCTATAAAGCCTTCGTAATCTCCAGCTGCTAATAGATTTCTTACGTGCGGAGCTGTAATTTCGCCCGCCTTTTCTTGAACCTTAATTACCTTGACTCTATCTCCAAACTGTTCTTGTAAAGATGTACCGTAATTTACGTCGTCTGTTTCGTCATCTCCTACAGAAACATAAACAGGATCTACTTGTTTATTCTTATTCAAGTAATTTATAATATCTACTATTGGAGATTGTTCCGTAGATATTCTTACTGTAATTTTAGGGTTAGGTTCTGCACCAAGATAGACATTCCAGATAGCAAGAGAGTCTTCAGGTGTAATACCGTCGACAATCTTACTACTTATAATGATATATACCATCTGCACATAGTCTCTGCTTGCTAAATCCTTAGCAGCTTCAAAATGTCCTTTGTGCGGTGGCTTAAATCTACCGGGATAAAAACACGGACCAGGTTCGTTTATAATAGCTTCTGCTATTCTCCTACCTAATAATTCAGCATTAATCATACTGATTATAAATAGCTATTAGATCAAGTACTTTGAACCTATGGTTTCTATCTCTGTTTTAAGATCTTTCATATACTGCGTGGCTATTTCTACCCTCTCTCTTACTTTATCAGCTTCTTCTTGGTCTAGTTCCAGTCTAAAAACAAACATTTGAAATCCTTCTTTAACCCTAGGATCAAAACTAATAAAATCACACCATTTTACACCTGCACATATCATATTCGACACGCATTGGTAGTAGTAGTTAGGTACTGCTTTTTTAAACTTAGCAGGCGAATCTATAAAGCCATGCTTAAAATGGTTTGCAGACTTAAAAGGGCACTTTACCTCAATAATACCTTCAGTAGAAACCAGTCCATCAGGAGATCCTCCATAAAAATCACCTACAGGGATGAAGGGGGCTTTATCTACTTTCACGCCAGTCTTCTCTTCGTAGTACTGAATAGCTATAGGTTCTAGTTCTGTACCCCAGTCAAGGGCTTGGCCACTAGCAGGTTCACTGTAACCGTTAAAATGTTCACATACTTTTTCAAGAAGGTAGGTCTTAGCTGTCTCGCTAAAATCTTCTTTGCCCATTATCTTATGGATTTCTGAGCTTGTTATTCTACCTTTTCTCATTTCAAACCACTCTGGGCTTCTTTGTTCAATTATCATAGTTGCATTTTTTTCAAAAGTAAATCCTTGAAGGTAAGTTGCTTGGCTGTATGCAAGTACTTAGTCATATCCTTGAATCCAATCTCGGAAGGATCTTTACTATTAAGTTCAATCAAGTAAACATCCTTACCCATATTCAAAAGGTCTACAGAATACTTAATAGCCTCCTTCAAAGCGTCATTATCGAGAGCTAAATATACTGTTTTTACATCATTCTCTACAAGCTTCATCATAAGAGCTTTAGGAATAGTTTTACCAAAGAGAGGTATTGCGTTTCTCTTCAAAGCAATAGCATCAAAAATACCTTCACACAGTACGACAGGTACTTTCCAGTTAATGTAATACTCAAATCCTATTAATTCGTTCTTATTACATGAAGGTGCATTATACTTACGTGCAGGGTCTTTCTCAAACGACCTGGATATGAAGTAATTTATACGGCCATTCCTATCGTAAGACGGTATAATAACTGAATTAGCATACTTTCCTCGTTCACAATAACCTATATTATACTTTAGTATATCTTCTTCAGTAATACCTCTTCTATTAAGGTAGGCTTTTGCTTGTCGATAAGAAAGTTTAGTACTATTCTGCGTAAGAGAAATAAATTCTTTAGGTAATTGTACAACGACATAACTCTTTTCTTCTACATCTCCCTTACCGTCAGGGAAGTATCCTCGCATTTCTGTAATCTGTGCAGGACTAGCATGCAATTTCTTAAGTAAAGATACTAGATTTCTACCTTTAGTAGCAGGTTGACAGGTCCAGCAATGGTAAAACCCTGTTTTAGGGTCGATTTCAAGCTTAGGCTTGTGGTGTTTACAGAAAGGACAGTGAAAGGCATAATTACCTTTAGTAGAAGGCTTAGGCTTACCTAAGAGGCTCTGCAAAAGCCCTAAAACTAGACGGAAATTCTCCATTTATAACCTCTATTTACTACTAAAAATAGGAAATTATTATGAATTTTCCAAATCTCTCCTAAAAAATTTTGCAAGTACGTTGTCGTTGTACGATTTATCTGAGAATAACACTCCTTCTACGCATTGGAAATGCACTTCCCAGTAGGTTAATTGCTTTTTATTAAAGCAAAATTTAAGTATTTCTCTACGGAAATCCTCTATTCCGCTCATCTTAATTTCTTCTAGGATAGTTTTATTAGATCCCCAGTATGTTAACCAATTGGATTCTTTTATCACCCTTTTAGAGCTTGGTTTTCTCCCAGGTCCTTCATGTTCAGCTATCTCTTTCTTGGTTAGTCTTTTTTTAGTGTTAGAATAAAGGGATTTCTTACCAATATAGAACTTTCCAGTCTTAATATTTGTAATTTTATACACGAATCCAACACAGTTTTCAGGAAATTTTTCCACTGTATCGTACTCCTTAATTTTATCATGTTCGTAAATAAACCACATAGTAGGCATAGTAGGTAGAATTTAGCTATCCCACTTTACAATAAAGGTAATATCTGTATTAGAGGGGATAGGGTACGGGGTTGCTAGTTTACCAATTACAAGTAACTGGTTGTTTTCATTATAAAGTCCAATAGTCGTCGTATAGGGGTGAAAAGAAGATCCGGTTATATTATCTGCCAGAGTACCGTCCACTATCTGTCCAGTCGTGTTAGAGCCGCTTACCGATCCGCCTAATGGAAGAAATCGCGATCCTGAATACAAGGTACTAGCTTTAAACACGCTAGGATTTTGAGAATAGTTAAAATCATTCTCAAGAACTCTACATTTTACTTCATTCTGAAAAATTGTAGTTTCGCTAGTAAGCGTCATCGTGTATGGTACGTACGAGATTGGCATAATTATAAATAGGGTACTGCATATTTTTCGTAAAACTCCTGATTAAACTGTTCTCTATTATCAATCAAGTAGTTATAGTATTTTTCATATAGCCTATTTACATCTACAGAATACCTTTCTATAGGGTGTTTAGCATAATCAGTACTTGCTTTTTTGTGATTTTCAAAGTTATCTGGATTATTAATATCACCACTCTGTTTATGTCCGGCTATTTCAGCAGGATCGCTCCAATTAAAACAGTAAGAGGGTACGTAGTCTTTGTTATATTCGTCTAAATTCTTTTCATCTCTTAGTTTTGTGTACCAGCTTAATCCCTCATATCCTGTCATATCACTTCTAAATCCAATCTCTTTTATTCTTTCCATCTTAACTATTACACTAGCCTCTAAAGTATTTCTTACCATTTTAATCTCAGCTTGATTAGCAAAAAAACTCATCTCTGGCTTCCAAGCATCTTTACCGTTTGTTTCGATACCGTCAACGGCTTGCTGTATATGCCACGGTAAATAAACATCGTCATCATCTGCTAACATAAAATAATCTCCTGTAGTATGCGTTACAGCATCTCTACAGATTTGTCCTCTATTTTGATAAGGTTCCCCTGTTTCGTAATCAATATTATTATTTACGATTATAATAGAAGGATCTTCGAATCCTAATGCATAGGGATATTCTACGTCTGTATTAAAGATAATAAGTTCTTTATTAGGGTAGCTCTGAGCATAATATTGCTCTACAATTCTTTGAACGCAAGTAAAACGTCTATAACTCGTACAAACAAAACTAACTTTTTTCATTTTATATTTTTTACCAAATACCTCCCTCTACAAACTCCTTTAAATAAGGAGTTGCTTCGGTATTAATATTATTATTTTTAATAAAATTTTGTATTTTATCCCTACCTATTTCTTTTGTTAATCCCATACCTCCTTCTAACAATACGTCATACTCATCTGTATTGGTATAGTTTAACCTCTCGGCAGAGATATCTTGTGCTATTTTACCTAACTTATCCTCCATAAAAGAAACATCGTCTATAAAAGTATCCCACCCTAACTCTAAAATAATCTTAGACATTGCTTTAGGTTTACACCCAAAAACTCTTGTAGACCGTTGAATACCTCCTATATTAGCTCTATGCCAAACTACTAGATCTTTCTCTTCAAGTACGGTAGGTAGTTCAGACACGATATCACGAGTTAAAATAGAAGTTCCAGTTATCTTTAAACAATAGTTATCTTCCCCTTTTTCTCTAATTCTACCTAGTAAAGAGGCTTGCATTAAACCTAATGCTATTGAATTCGCCTCTCCCCTCTGCTTATTCATGCGAGGAGAATAATGTATGACTTTAAGCTGTTCTATATTAGGGAAATACTGATGTGCTTCATGGAGCAAATTAATATCTGAACAGTAATTATAGGGTTTTACAAAATTATAGGGATCTTCTTCGTCATGTTGTTCACATGCTTCTTTAGCACTCTTACCGGGGGTAGAACTATCAACTATTACAACGCTAAATTTCTCTTTAATAACTTGGGCGTTTATTGAAAGAGAAAGTAAAACTTGCTTTATCCTATTACAGGAAGTTATTAAAAGTACGTTCATTACTCTTTAATTAAAATACCTAATCCGTGAGACGGTCTATAATTATAAAATTTTAATTTATATTTTTCTGCTAGATCTGTACACGCTTGTCTTACGCTCATAAAAGATTCTGTATCGTGAAATATAACAATGTCTGCATTATTTACTGCCCATTCCCCGCATGCATATGTATCTTCATAGGTATGTACTATGT